GTGAATCCGAAGATATCAGCAGCTATGGAATAGCTGGTGTCTGTGTAGAGATACATACGACTTGTTGAACAAGAATGTTCAACCTGATCCGGAACAGTATTTTCTTCGACCCTAGTGTCTTGACAGGAGTCATCAAGATTTAGTAAATCTAAACTGCAAGGACAAGCAGTAAGGGTCGCAAGGAGAGGTAGCATAACAATTGATCGAACATAAGGAGTGATTAATTTGTACATATCGATTAGTTGCTTATTATGGTTGATTTTAAGGTTTGTAGTGTAAATGTCGTCATACGACCAGATGATATCCGACCAATTTGATTGGACACGATATATTTGTAGTATGATGGGTGTCACAAGAGCCCCTTGGTTATAATGTTCCAAGACGCACCTAAGGCTATATGCCTGTACATATAGGTGCTTGACCTGCCGGATTTCCTTATTAGCAATTATATGCTCAACCCTAGAACCAGAAGGTTCAAGAAGAGTAAGCGGATGCCTCCATTTATTGGACGGCAAGGGAAGTTTTCGATGTTTTGAAAACAACTCCATAATTGTGTCGTAAGGAATTCTATCTAAAATATTAGCAGAGGACGCAGTTCCATACGGATACGGCAACTTTGCAACTGTTCTGGCTGCTCGAGCTATGTAAGACGAGTAACCATCAAGGACTTTAGGGCCAAACAATTTAAGATGCTGGAGTGGATTATTAAATCCCTTGAACTTCTTTATGTTCAAGTCTCCATCGGCATCTATTGTTGTCCCAGCAAACTCTATGTATTTTCCTCCTATTGTTTTGGAGTATGATACCTGGAAGCCTAAACCAACTATGAAAGATAGTCCAGACTCAGGTAGTACCAAGTCATCGCCAAGAATGGCAAAGTTATTTCTCCCAAACTCTTCTCTGAGTAGAAACCAGAGGTAGGTTTGGAAGCAAAGGAATGAGACTTGCAACCCCATCGGTTGGCCTACAGATAATTTATAATTCTGTGGACCTGACTTATGATTAGCAGTCCAGTACGCATGCTCGCAGATGTCAGAGAAGAGTTTTATCTCTGGCATCAAGGATGGAAACATCTGTTCGAGCATGTTTATCTGAGGACGGAATGGAACGAGATCAGTGGCCGACTTTAGGTCAACTGCCATTGCATGGTTGTTGTCCAAAAGTATTAGCCATGATGCAAATTTTCCTGCATCCTGATCTAAATGATGCATCTCTGGTTTATCACGTGCAAAATCCCTTAAAGCTACATATAAGGGTTGCAGCACCACCTGTATCTCTGGGAAAGGATGAAAGATATACCTTTCCTTGAGAGCACCCCCATCAACAAGACAATGTACTTGTCCAGCAATGGGTGGGTACTCCATAAATTGGGGCAATGCAGGTGTGAAGTATCGAGAAAACAGCTCAAAGTTCATTCGAACTAGAGCACCTAAGGCGGGTGTCAATTTAAGAACCCTATCAAAGACAGGAAGCTTCCTTGTGAAAGGAACTTCCGCTACAGTTATGTAGGTCTCTCTGATATCCTGGTCCATTTCGTCAAAATGTGATTGAAATGATTCAGGTACCTTAGCACGATACATGCCAGTGAACTTAAGTAGATTCAAACCTCGTCTGAGGTTCCTTCGTGACGTCAACATCTTGCGATGGAAAGGTCGAAAAGGCCCACATACAAAACCACCTTTGGTTTTGAACGAATCTAGATCATTAAGTAAGATGGCTCTCGATAGGGATTTAATCCTATTTATGAGCCACTTTAAACCATGAACACGGATCCAGAAGTCAACAAGATTCCGGATCTGTGCAGCTTGCGTCCTAGGTAGATAAGTTTTCATCAATATATATAAATTTTGTTGGTGCATTACTTTATCCAATGTTAGGTCAAGTACCAAATATA